AAGTCTAAGCTTAGCTTAGACTTAGTCTAGTCTAAGTGGGTGTGCCACGCTGTGCCACCCCAGGCCCTGGCTCACCCAAGTGGGCTAACCCGCTGATCAAGCGTTTAGCCTTCCTTGGGGAGCCTAGCTTGGACTAGCTCGGCCTGAGCGGCTCACGTCACTCCACCGACTCGAGGTAGCGCTCGGCTTCGCGCTCGCCCTCGGCAGCGAGTCGCGCCGCCTTCTTTGCCGCGGCCTGCGCCGCCCGCAGGTGCCGATGTACGTCGGCGACAAGCTCGCCGGCCGCCTGGAGCTTGTCCGCCCCTGCCACCCCGTGGCGGCCCAGCCTCTTGGCCACCCGGCGGAAGGTGGCCGCATCGAGCTCCGACGTCGAGCGTACCTCCCCCAGATCCACGGCGAAGTCGGCCGCGCGGGTGGCGTGCTCGTCCATGCCAGACTCGCCGGAGAGCCAGCAGAGGAGTTTTTCCGAAGTTGCGTAATCCACGTTCACCTGCTCGTCGTTTTGTCTCGGTTTTCCGTCCCGGCGTCTGCCGTCACATATAACATACGGCCGTGCAGCCGCGGCGGCTACCCCCCCCCTCTCTCGTTTTTTTTCACTCGTGGTCGCTGGACGCCAACTCCTGCCGGAGCACCAGCATGCGCACTCGTGTGTAGGCGAGCATCCAGGGGTCCATCCGGTCCCCCTGTGACTGTAGCCGGCTCACCAGCCGAGAATACTCGGCCCGCAGCGCGCGCTCAGCATTGGCCGTCGTCTCATCGGTGTGTTCGCTCACTGATTGGTACCCTTGATTAGCTCGGCAATCCGCCGGCGCAGCTCGGCAACGTCCGCCCGTAGAGCCGACACCTCGGACATCAGACCCACCTCACGGCGGAGCGCTTCGTCACGCTCGGCCTCGGCCTGCGCCAGTCGGTCTCGCAGTCGACCGTGGCCGACGGGCTCGCTCATGGCCACGTGCGCAGGCGCTTGGCGCCGCCGAGCTCCACGACCCGGCGTCGCGCCTCCGCCCACGCCTCGAGCACTCGGAGCGCGCGTAGCGCGGCCTGGTCACCCGGAGACAGGTCCAGGTCGGGGGTGTTGTTGTCAGTGCGACTATCTTTCTGTTCATCCATGCGCTTTTCCCTTCACCAATACAAGTACGGACGGCAACCCGTACCTTTACCCTGTGCTCAAGAGAGCACATCAGGTCTAACACATAGGAGAGCAAGCACCATGAAAACCCTACTGACCATCGCCACGTGTCTAATGACCCTCGCCGGGTGCGCTGATGATCGGCAACCCCCCATCGGCACGTTTTTTACCGGGCGGGCGCGCAAGTCGGCCCCTGCCCGGCGAAGGTGATAGACGCGCCGGCAAGCCGACAGGCCGGTGACCGCTCGCCCAGGCCGAAGCAAGTCGGCGTCCCTGCCTCGCACACCTCCCGATATCCCGGCGGGCAGACCGCGCGCGCCCACAGGAGGGACGAGGGGTCCACCTCGACGCAGACCGGTCGGGGCGACGGGGCGGGCCCAGGGCGCCCTGACATCCACACGACCGGGGGCATGCCGGGCCGGTCCTCCGGCGACCCCGTAGACAAGTAGCACGCCGGCAAAAAGAAGGTGGCCAGGGCGAGCAGTCGGCGGTTGGCTTTCCCTACTCTTGTCATCGGTTTTTCCTTTCGATCATTAGCGGACACTCCCCTAAAGACGCCACAATCGCCTGGTCGGCTTTGGTCAGCCTACCAGACCCTGCATCAAGGACAGTTTGCCCCAGCATGGCTAGCGCAAACGCATCCGCCTCATCCGTCGTGGGCGCCTCGAACCCCCACCGGCGATACACATCGCGCATCATCACGTCCTTTTTGGCGTTCCCTTTTCCGGTCACATACTTTTTCAACACCGCGGGAGGGACGTCCATGTAGGCGATGCCTCGCCGGTACAAGTTGGCCCGAACCAGCCAACCCAGGCCGCCAAGCGATACCGCCGCGCGGCCCCTAGACCCAAACGCAAAACCCTCGACCATCACAATCGTGCTAGCCGACACAGGGCGCTGAGGCGTGAGCACCCGATCCAAAACCCGGTCGCAAATCTCGACCATCCGGGCAGGATCCTCGGTAATCGAGGACACAATCACACCGGTTTCGCGTCGGTGGTTCTCGAACAACGCCCAGCCAGTCGACCGGAGGGACAAGTCTAGACCGACCACCCTCAAGCGTCGCTCCCGACGGCATCCATCGCGATGGCAATCGCGTACTGTGAGCAGCCGCACGAAACCGCCGCGCCGAATGCGTCCAGATGCGCGTCGTCCAGCTGGCGCCACGCCTCTCCATGCAGCGGCCCCCCCGCCACCACATGCCTACGCCATGGCTCGTGAGCGGCCACCAGGTCGGCGAGCCTCTCATAGCGCGTTCGGGCGGCGCTCACAGTGGCACCTCCGGGAGGACCTCTCGCACCGCGTCGGCGCATCGGCGTCGTATGTCGGCGCGGACGTCGGCGGAGTAGGGGGCGTCGGCGGCGGCGGAGGCAGCGTCGGCGGCGTAGTCGTAGTAGGCGGCTTCGGCGGCGTAGGCGGCGGCGAAGGCAGCGGCGACGACGGAGGCAGCGTCGGCGGCGCGGGCGGCGTAGGCCGCGGCAAGGAAGGCGGCGCGGGCAGCGGTGCTCACCTGATCTCGCGTCGCTTCCCCGCGCGCCCACGCCTCCGCAATCTCGATTGCTCGCAGAGGACGATCCTCGCCGTCGCGCACGTATCCGAGTGTGAGGCGAGCACAAGCACAGGCAGCCCGCACGAGTGTCCGCCGATCCACACCCGCACGCCCCGCATACCAGAGCATCCAATCCCCGCGATGACAGGTGCGCCAGAGGGCTTCGGGACTCTGATCTGGGGACGACTCGACCCAGCGGATCGCCTCCTCACAGGCGCCCATTGATCGCAGTGTGTCGGCCGGGGCGCAGCCGGAGGATACTGGGAGCAGGGTCGGAGCACAGTGGGAGTGGGATTCGCTCACGTCGGCACCTCCGGGATGATCTCACGCACCGCGTCGGCACAGAGGCGATCCATTTCCTCGGCGGCGTCGCCAGCGGCGGCGCGAGCGGCGGTGATAACTGGCTCGATCGTCGCCTCCCCGCGCGCCCACGCCTCGGCGGTCTCGATTGCGCGGAGCAAATCGTCCTCTCCGCCGGGCACATACCGGAGCGCGAGGCGGACGCATACGTAGGCGGCGATGACCAGTGTCCGCTGATCCACATCCGCATACCCATCCACATCCGCATGCCACGCATACCACAGGAGCCAGTCTCCGCGAGGACAGGCGTCCCAGAGTGCGTCGGGACCCTGGTCGGAGGCCGACTCGACCCAGAGAATCGCCTCCTCACAGGCGCACATCGATCGCAGTGTGTCGGCGGTGTCAGGGTTCTGGTCGGAGGCCGACTCGGCCTCGTGAATCGCATCTTCAGTCTTCATCGTCATTGTCATCGTTCCTCCGTCGGTCACAAGACTGTACGTCCTCGCCCGCCAGTGATCAACGGGGTAGCGTGACGAGACTCACGCCCACCCCGCCACGTCGCTCCGGGTGGCCGTCAACACACCTCCGCCGGAGATCGCGGCGTCATACGCAGCGGCGAGCGCGTCCACCTGATCGTCGTAGCGGTCTCCCTGACCAGAAAAGGCCGTGACCTCATCGAGGAACCCATTTAGCCATGACGCGCGTCGGGGGACCAGGATCTGTCCCTCCGACCATGCTGCCGCAACGGGGAGGGCGCGCTGGAACTTGTCGCCGGTTGGCCTGGTCGCCCTGACGCGAGCACCGTAGGCGCGCATCAGGTCTGCCACACCGACCTCCGGCCCCGGCGCGTACCAGTTGGCCGGTGCGCCGCCGTAGCGGGCTTGAATCTCCGCAAGCTCGGCGGCGAAGTCGGGGGCAGAGCATTGCCTGTGCGCCACGTCCACGACGTGGTGGATGCCGCGGTGGTCGGTTGCCAGTACTACCGCGGCTGAGTAGTCCGATTGAGTTTTGACACTGTACGCCAGGTCAACGCCGATTGAATAACGGACCCTCTCGGTCGGGAGGTGGTCGGTGTAGAACGGAGCGCTGAAGAGCTCCTGGCCTCGAGGGCGTGGGTCGCCGAGGTACTTGGCCGCCCACTCGTACGGGCCGACCTGGGCGCGCTTGCGCCGGAGGGCGTCGACGGAATGGAGCTCTGGTGCCAGCGGCCGGTCGTCGTCGTCCAGCGCGCGTAGACTGACGTGTTCGAACTGGTAGGCGTCGGGGGATGACCGAGACAGGGCTAGCAGGCGAGAGGTGATATCATCGACGTGCCACCGCGTCTCGATGTGGATAATGGAGGCGCCGCGCTGGAGTCGATCGAACGCGACCCCCTGATACCAGCCCCAGACGCGATCTCGCTGTGTTCGAGATTCGGCGGCCTCGCGGTCCTTTATCGTGTCATCTGTGATCAAGATATCGACGGGAAAACCGGTGAGGCTGCCGCCGATACCGACCCATCGGCACGAGCCTCCGCCGGGTAGCGGCCAGTGGTCGGCGGTGCCGACGCCGTGGGGGACCAGGTTGGCCCGCGCGGCCTGGTGCCGCGTTTCGGCGGCGACGGCCTTGGCGCGCTCCCATGAGTAGCTGACGTAGGCTAGTCGCTTGCCGTGGAGGCGGGCGGCGAGCCAGACGAGGCCGTGCTGAGCGGTGAGTGTTTTGCCGTGCTGCGGAGGGCAGTTGATGACGGCGGCGACCTGTTGGCCGTCGGCGATGCGTCGGTAGAGGTCGGCGACGGGGTCTAGCCATCGTGGGGGGATGACTTTGCGCCCCCCCTGATGCGGTGTGATGGCTGGGATGTAGTCTAGCAGGTCGAGGCGGAGCCTGGGGTCGAGGCGGGGGCTCGAGGTCTGGGCCGCCGTGCGGAGACGCGCGATGCGCGCGGCCCTCGAGCGTGGCATCAGTCGATCCCGTCGACGTCGTGGCCGTCGTGGAGCTCGAGGAGCTCTTGGCGGACGGTCTCGGTCTCGAGGGCGAGTGAGACGAGCGATCGGAGCGCGTCGAGGGGCGGCGCCTCGTCGTGGGCGAGTGCGTGGCCGACTCGGGCGGAGACGTCTAGGGCGAGGTCTCGGAGGACCTCTGCCAGCTCGTCGATGGGGGTGCTGGTCATCGGGGGTGCTTTAGCACATTTGTGCTGCCGAGCGCCGCTCAGCGAGGGCCTCGACCAGCCCTTGGGTCTCGACGATTGTGGAGTTGGCCAGGATGGCGTTCTTGGCGGCCTGCTCGCAGGCGTGAGTGATCTCGGCATGGCTGAGCGATTCGGCCGCTGCCGCCGCATCCGACCATGCGACTCGTGTGGTGTTCAGCAGACCGAGCGGTGTCCGCATGACCTTCGTCGCGATCTCCTTCGACGGCAGCGAGTACTCCACCACGGAGTCGAACCGGCGGAAGAGTGCGCGGTCCAACAGCTGGACGTGGTTCGTAGCGCCGATTACCAAGCTGTCCGAATCGTCCTGCTCGAGAAACTGAAGAAACGAGTTGAGAACCCGCCGGATCTCTCCCAGGTCGTTGGGCGCGGCGCGTTCGCTTCCCAACGCGTCGAATTCATCGAAGAGATACACGCCGCGCGTCTCCCGGATCGCGTCGAAGACGAGGCGCAGCTTGGCGGCGGTCTCGCCCATGTACTTGGTGATCAGGCCGTCGAGTTGGGTGGAAAACAGCGGTAGGCCCAGCTCTCCTGCCAGTGCGGCCGCGGTCATCGTCTTGCCCGTGCCGGGCGGTCCCACGAGGAGGAGCTTCCGCATCGGGGCGAACCCATGCTCGCGAATGCGATCGCGCTGGCGTTGCTCGGCGAGGACGCGCTCGAGGCGGTGCTCGACCCGCTCGTCGAGGGCCATTTCCGCGAGGCGGGTCGTCGGGTGACCGACCGTGAGTAGCCCGGCCAGCTCACCTTGGGGCTGCACCAGCGGGGTGGGCTTGCGCGGGTTGGCTTCACGCGTGCGGTCCACGAGATCGCGTAGCTCCCGGGCGAACTTGTCGTGCCCGTTGCGCGCTGCCTGGGCGGCCACCTGCATGGCGATGCGGCGGAAGCGAGCGTCGTCGCCCTCTGTGTGGCTCGTGATCAGGGCCTTGATTTGGTCTGCCTTCGCCATAGTTTCGCTCGTCGTCGGCGCCCGACGGCGCCCGGGGCGGTGGCAGGTCCGTAGGGGCCGGGCCTCCAGCCCGGAGCCCGTAGGGCCTGGCACCGTCCCCGGTGCCGAGGCGACGGGGGATTTGTTAGACTCGGACACTACGAGGGATTGGGCCCTGGAGGGCCACCCTCTTGGTCCGAGTCTAACAAATCCCTCGGCGCCGTCAAGGGTTGATCGGAAGAAAGTTGGAGAGGCTGCTGTAAGTCGTTGAAATCGTTGAAGTTTCGCCGGGGAGACCACGTGAGGAGAACGCGAACTAGCTCGAGGACACTAACGACGTTAGCGACGCCCATAAAGGAAAACACCCCAAAAAGCCTTGATTTTCGGGGGTTCGGGCCGCGTCACTAAGTTTGAGCCGCTCAGACCGCCAACAGCCGCCAGAAACGCAAAAAGCCCCGCCGGATGGCGAGGCTCTAGCGGGGCGGAGGCGGCCGGTGTCAGTCGGCGGTGGGTCGCCACCGGAAGCCGGCGACGTCGTCGTCGTCGTCAGCGAGGCACACGGCCTCCGGGTCGGCCTCCTCCCATGCGAGGTCGGCCACCGACACAGTCGCCGAGCGGTCGGCGTGGTCGGTGATGCGCCGGTAGAGGGTCATGCCGTCCCATGCGTAGGAGACCTCGACCATCTGGCCCTGGTAGACGCGGGGGGTGCGGTAGGTGAGTTCGTCGGTCATCGTTGTCGTCCTTTCTTTTGCGCTTACACCTATAATATACGTCGCCTGGGCCAGAAATCAAGGGGTGCGAGGAGAAAAATCGTCACCAGTCCACCACGCCTAGCAGGTCGAGGAGCTCCTCTCCCGTCGACGGGTCCCCCTCCCGCCGGTACCACCGCTTGCGGCACCTCTCGACCGGTAGACCGTACACCCGTGCCAGATCCGACACCGTCGCCCCACGCATGTCGCCCCACCATATCCTCGGGTGACCGCGTGAGTCGTATTCGACTTCTAGCTCCGGCTCGGAATCCACCGGTCTAGCCGGCTCGCGGTCCGCACCGGTGCCGTATACGCGGCCCTCCCACACGTAGGTGCCCGTGTTGGACCACATGGGGACGGCTTGAGCCTGACCAGAACCGGTCAGGTAAAACGGCGTCCACCCTCGTGTCCAGCCGTCGGCTCCCCCGGCAAAGTCAACCGGCGCCTCCATGTGCGCGTTGATGATGTAGGTGCGGTCTCCACATGTGTAAATCTGGGGCCGGTGGTAATGGCCCATGATTAGGCTGTGATGCGTCCCCCCAGCGTCTTTATGCAACAGCGTCGCGGCCGGGGTGCGCCCCCCGCCGAACCGGCCCGACTGATTGTGACCATGACGAATCTGGAACTGACCCAGGCTGGCCGGAGGGGGCCCAGACGGCGACTCCACATACCACGGCACCGACCCGTACAGGCCGTGAGCGCGCGCGATGGCCTGCAAGCTAAATAAGTTTTCCAGACCACGCAGCTGGTAGCTAAATGGCACAACGAGTCGCTTGAACAAGCGCGCCTCGTGATTGCCCTCGATGAAATGCACCCTAGATACGTGGGACCACCTGTTCAGTAGCTCGACGCCTGACCGGATCGACGGCAGTATCGCGACATCCTGCGACACGTCCGGAGCGTGGGTCGAGACCTGCGGCAGGTCCCAAAAATCACCTGCCACATAGATGTCGTCCGGACGTACTGACTCGACCCAGTCACAAAAAGCTGTGATCGTGGCCACGTCGGTGTGTGGCCAGTGTACGTCACTGACGACGGCAGCCACTCTCACAGACACTTGGCTAGCTCGTCGAGTTGGGCCAGCGGCGCCGGCGGCGGATCCCATGGCACCCCGCGCCGTGTCCGCTGGATAGGATGCAGGTCGGCGTGTGTGGTGATAGGTAGCTCGTGGCGGCGAGCTAGCCTCTCAATGGCATCTAGTGCGCACAAAGACCATCGCTCCCGCACGTCGTCCCCCGGAGGGACCACCTCGACCCCAATCGTGACGTCGTTGGCCGAGCCGGTGCGCCATTCGGGCATATCGAGCGGCGACGAGAGCTCCGGGTGTCTTGCCGCCCACCACGCGTGGGCCCTGGGATGGTGCACATGCCACCATTTGTATCGCCACATTCGGCTAGCCCCCACGTGCCACGCTGACACGGACGTGGGCGCCACCTGTATCACCCCACCGCACTGGCCGACGACATAGTGCGGCCCAGCGTCCATCACCGATGCGTAGATGGCCACAGCGGCCTCGAGAGGCCCGGCGCCAGGCGGCAGGTGACGCCGTCGCCAGCGCTCGAACCGGTCGCCCCTCAGCCGCTTGTGAGGCCCGCCACCGGTCGAGTGCACGACGATAGCCACCGGCTCGCCGGGGCGCGCCCGCCACTTCCCCCGCCGGTACCCGCGAGCCAGCTGCCTCTTATTGGTCCCCATCGGCCAACCCGCGTATCGTGCGATCAAGCGCATTGCGCGCCTTGACCAGGTCCTTGACCAGGGTATCTGGCTTCTTCTCCCCGGCTCTAACGATATACTCAATCGCAATAGCTAATGCGTGAGCTTCAGAAAACGGTATGCGCTTCCCCTCTATGATGGCCGATGCCACGTCCCACGCCTGGTGGTCCTGGCCTCCCAACCGCACGACGTAATACGGGGGCGGGCGAGGATCTTCCGGCCCCTTGGCCGGTGGAGGGGATCGGTGTAAGGCCGCCGAATCACTCATCCAACAAACTCCGAACCACTCACCCGACAAACCCCGCCTCGAGCTCGGGAGCGGCCGGGGTCGCGGTGCACACGGTCGTTCTGAGCGTCGATCAACTCCTCAGGTGGCAGAGGCTTGCGGGCAGCCTTGGCGGCCGCACTCAGCTCCACGAGCACCGGTCTGGCCGGTGGAGGGGATCGATGTAGGCTCGCCGAATCACTCATTCAACAAACTCCGCCTCGCTCTCCATTTCCGGGCAATGGTGGTCGCGCGCATGGATGCGACAGTAGGGTCGGCGACACCATAGACATTCCATTACACGCGGCGATTCACAGTCTGCACACGGTCCGCCGATCTCAAGCGGAGGCAGCCTCGCGGTGTCGTCTCCGTCAGATTCATCGTCGACGCTATCATCATCACTGTCCTCACCCTCCGGGCCCCAGGCCAGGGATAAGATCTCGATACCCAGGACCCAGAGAGCGAACCTCACTCGCCCTCGAGCTCGCGTAGGGCCTGGGCTCGCGCGCTAGCTAGCGCGATCTCGGAACGCAGAGGGCGACTAATGATCTCTCTCACCGGCGTGTCCAATAAATCGTCGAAGTCTTCCTTCCCCTCGAGCAGGGGCAGGATGATTTCACTTGCGAGCTGAGTCGAGAACTTGAGCACAATTGCGATTACATCACTCATTGCATCCTCCGGCCAGGTCAACGACCTCAATCACGATGCTAGGGACCTCGGCGCCCAGTCGCTCGACCGCATCAAACGCCGTGCAAACGGCCCCCACCGCCACGCTCACCGACGCCCCCAGGTTGCCGGCCGCAATGCCTTCTCGGACCCGCTCGGCCTCCTCCGTGGCGTCTGCCGCCGTGCGTAGGACGTCTACACCGTCCGCATATGGACGCATGCAATCATCGTAGAACTCAATACCAACCCCTGCGTTTTTGGCTCGGTCAATACAGGTGTCAGAGGCGACATCAATCGCCTCGGCAAACACCAGGTCGACCGTGTCAACGGCGAAAGCTACGCCTCCGGTGGTTCGCCGAGCCGTCTGTTCAGCGTTCCCGCCACAGCCGCAAACAATTGCGATAGCAAATACAACAATGCCACGAATCACTTTTCCCTCCGACTCTTGATACGCGGTACCAACCCGCCGACCACCGCCAACACACGCGCCAAGCCCTCCTGAAAGGCCCGTAGAGCGTTAGCCGCGTGATTGTCCCACTCCACGCTAGTCGCCTGAGCAGCGTCCTCTAGCTCCTCCGCAATGGCCTGGAGCGCATCGCTCACGACCACCAGGAGGCCGTAGGCCGGGACGGCCCAAAACATAATGACCTCTGCCAACTCCTCAATATCCACTGTCACCACCTTTCAGAGCTGGAATCAAAAGTTCCAGTATGTGTTCGTTTTTGATGCTCCTGGTGTTTGCTGTTTCCGCTCGTACCAACCCCCAGGAAGCAATGGATACCACAATGACCAGCAGGCCGCCCAACAAGTACTGAGCGACCTTTACCCCGCCCTTCATTTCGGCCACGTCGCTGCGGACAGCGGCGACATGATCGTCCATTTCGTCCACCTTTGTCAGGATGTGACGATCTATTTGGCGGTCTATCACTTACGCCTCGTTCGGATATACAGCCCAGCGTTACTAGCCGGCTTGTGTCGCCGCAAAGGCTCCGGCGGCGGATCGGAGTCGCCCACCTTGGGTGGTGTGGTTAGTATTTTTTGGGTGTCCTCGGGACCCGGGACGCTCCCTTCCACGGCGCGCCAAGGCACCGGCGGGGTCTGTTCGCCGTCGCCGTCGTAAGATTCCGCCATGACCGCGCGCCATGTGGGATCCATAGCAGATTTCGGCGGGGTTGGCCGCTTCAGTCCGGTTACATGACCGCACTTGCCGCACACGACTAGAATCAAGTCATGCTGTGACCCATCTGGGTCGACCACATGATGCGTTTCAGCCTGCCAGTCGCCGTGATCAGGCATGCCACGACTATTGAGCCGACATGTCACCTGCACCCCTACCGACGACCGCGTCCCCCACTGCGGACGCGACTGGGCGCAGCCTCGCCCCCTCGGCGGAGCCGATACCCCGATATAGCGCTACCTTAGGCAGGCGCGTGTCGGGTCCATCGTCGACGGTCACAGCGACGCCGTCAGCGCCCACCGAGACCGTCCGCCGGCGCCGAGGGCGCTTGTCCGGCCACGCGTCCCGGATACGCTTGGCCAGTCCGTCGGATGCACGCCCCACCTCGGCCAGCGAAAATGTCCTGGTGGCCAGCTCTGTGCGCAGCTCGTCCCACACGGCGCGGAGCCGCCCCCGGTCCACAACGGGGTCGTCTGGCAGCGCCCACACCCACGCCTCGTCCTGACCGGGATCGGTCACGCGCCGTGCAAAGATCCATACATTGGGTCGATCTTGTCGGCCCAAGGGCCAGAAAGAAACCCACCCTGTGTCCCCCTCCGGGTAGCCGTTGGGCCCCTCGACAATGACTTGGTCGCCGGCGACCAGTACCCTGCGCACACGCTTGGCGCCCGGAGGGATGTCGCCGTTCAGATCAAGGATGCGGAACCTGACGGCAAATACAGCGCTAGACATCTACCAAGACCTTGGTTCGGAGATGCGGCAAAATGCGGGGTCGCCACCACCAGCCCTAGCTCCCACATAAATGCCGTTTGAGTCGTCCCATTGAGTTCCCACGGTCCAACTGGCAGAGCCGTTGCCGGAGGTAGCCCCCACGACCTGCAATCCTCCGGCGCCCATGTCGACCGACACGGTGATCTTCTGATCCCTTGAATACGTGATAGGACCCACCGATGCTACATCTGAGTTGTCAATCCGCACATTGATCACATTGCCGGATGACAGGTATACGAAATCTCTGACAGCAAGGCCAGGCATCCCGATAAGATAATGACCGGCGGGGCTGATGGTCTGTGTGCTGTCGAACAGTGGGTAAAAGTCGAATCTCCAGCGCCCTGACCGAATAGTCTCGGGAGATTGAGCCTGCGAAAAAGAAAGCACATCTGCGCCCCTTGCAGACGTCGACCGTATGTAGCTGGAAGCAAACGGCAATTGCTCATGTTGTAGCAACCCGACGTCAATCGTGTAATCCGAGCCGTTGATGTCTCTGAGCTGAAGACGAGAGTCCGGATCCAGGTCTGTGCTGCCGGAGACCTGGAACCGGCGCCATGACGCGCTTGCCGTATCGATACCATCCTGGGTGACGACCGACCCGCCCTCGCGGAGCGTGAGGGCGAGGTTGTCCGATGAATCGCCAGAAACCTCGCGCACCCACGCGCTGATGGTGTGTGTTGCCGCGGTGATTGATCCGGGATCAATGGTGATTTGTATGTTCTGGTTGACGTCGTAGTCAAAGCGTCTTGCTACCGACCGCCCGTCGGGCGCCGCCTGCAAAGATCCCACACCCACCCCGGCGGTATAATACCACCCCGGAGTCGACCCGTCCTCAGTTGCCGGGGGCGCCTCAGACACACCCTCGGACCTGATGAGATTCGTCGAAGCCCCCTCGAAAAGGGGCACACCTAAGTCATACCTGAGCACGTTAGAGCCTGCCCAAGCCAGTTGACCCAAGCCCGTGCGATAGCTGCCCTCCGTTGTGCGTGTGAAGGTCCCGCTGCTGTACGACAGGATACTCCCCACATGCCTGCGTCCTAAACGCCTGAACAGTGTAGCCAGCGAGCCCTCCGAAGGGAAGCCAAATCCGCGGTAAAAAAGCCTAGGGGGGGGTCGACGTCGAGCCATGGGTGCCGTACCTTTACCCTGGTGCTCAAGAGAGCACAATCAAGTCTACCACAGGAGAACACAAGCGCCATGAAAACTACGATCATCGCCACGTGTCTAATGACCCTCGCCGGGTGCGCTGATGCGGCCGAGCGCGAGCCACCTCGGCAGTTACATCACAGTCTGCGATGCGGAGGAGTCGGAGGCGTATGAGACGTATCTCGCCACGTGCCAATGGGTCGAGGCTGATGCGTTCCATGCTCGGCGGCAGCGGCCCCTGTGCCGCGACGGCGCGACTCCGTACTGTGCGCACTACATCCGCGACCTGGGGTGCGACGATCCCGACGGGTCGAATACCTGCCCGGTTTTCGACTGACTGACCTCAGTCGTCCTCGAACACCGCAATGGCGCTGAGGTAGGAGGTGCCGGAGCCGCTGATTCGTCGGAACTCGACGTCTAGCAGGTCATCGGCACCTCCTCTCTGGCCGTCGGGCTCAGACAAATCCTCTGTGTCGATGTTTACGGATCCATTGGCCGACCAGGCCTTAGTAGTTGAGGAAATAGACACTGACGAACTTGGGGCTCTCTTGGACGAGTCGATGCGCACCCGGCCGGTTGTCGAGCTGTCACTATTCCAACCATAGAACGCGAAAGACACACTTCTGTTAGCGGCATTGCTCAAGCGTCTAGTTAGCGCTGGCACCGGAATCTTGAACACGTCGGAAAAGGCACTGCTAGTAGATATGGCAAAATCTTCCGTGTCTGGCACCGACCATTGGAACAGACACCGGCTGCCATGCACGGGGTCATTGATCGCATCGGCCAGGTCGCCAAAGCGGTCCGCGAATATCGGCGCACCAGGGGCAAATGAGTCCACGTCGATGCCGTTGTCCGGCGACCCTGACTCGAGTATGGCTCGGGGTAGCTCCTGACATCCGATCGCCAGGACCTGGATTTCCCCCCTGCCGGTGGCGATTTCGCCGGTGTCTAGCGACGGCATTTCGATTTCAAGGTTCCAGTCACGAATCCCGCCGGTTTGCTGGCTCGCGAAAGTTTCTGTCCACACCGCTGGTGTGGATCCGTTATTGTTTCCCGTGTTTGCGTAAAAATCGGTCCCGCTGGTTACCACATTTGTGCTGAGCGTGAATTTGCCGATGTCAGCGTCGTCGGTTTCGCCGCTGGTCTCACGGGCCAACACGTGCCACCGACGTTGCCACGCCAGGCCCGTAGTTGGCCCCCGAAAACGGAAGGTGTAGGTGCTGCCGTCCGCCCGCAAGTCCACCATGGGCGAGTAGGTAGGCACTATCACGCGGCCGCGCGCGCGGATGTAGTTGGCCAACTGCGCCGAAGGTCGAAATACATCCGCCGTGACAGGCCGACCGTTGCCTATACGGCTAAACGGCACCGACACCGCGTGGTCGGGCACCTTGCGCGTCATGTGCCGATGTACTCCGCCAGATAAAGCCCCTCGAGGCGAGGGCGGACGTCGGTTGTAGAATTCACGTCCACAAACACGCTCGCAAACACGGTAGTGGCCAGAACAGACCGGGGGGTAGAGTCTTCAATGATGCCTCTTGGGCGCTGATTGGCCTCGACCGTGAGCAGCTTACTTGCCCCAAAGCCGGTGGCAGAAGACGAAGAAACAAAAAAAGTCATAGTGTTGTCGCCACCGGCTTCTGCGTTTGCGGCCGCCGATGACACATCGAAATCGCCAAGCACTAGCGTGAAAACGATTGTGCCACCGGTCACCCTGCTGCCGGCCATGCGCGCTCTCACGGGGTACGGGGTGCCGTCGGATCGGACACGCAGGTGGTACGGCCCCGAGACCCATATGCGCACGAGCTCGCTGAAGCTGCCGGCATCATAGTTGCGCACGCGCGGCCCCGGAACAGCCTTAGCGAGCGACCAACAGCACAGCACCTGTCCGCTCATATCTGCCAGATGGGCAGCGTTCGACGCGGTGGCATAGGTGTCCGCAGCGTCAACGCGACTGTCCGCCGTCAGAATGGACGGCATAGCTGTATACGATTCGATGTCAGTAGACGTAGCCATCAGCTCAGCACCTTCGCTCCCTGGTTTCCGCCGGAATGGCCAATCTCGCCGTCGGTGTCGGCCACATAGGCGTATACTTCTTGGTCATCAATCACATCACCGGCGTCTTGGTCGTAGCCAAGTATCCAGGTGTTGGCGCCAGGCGTCCATGTAGAATCGAAAGTGACAGTGATTAGATCGGACCCCACGTCGACCGCGTCTACGGTCCCGGGAACAATGGTCGGAGAAGAGTCGTCCCACTGAGTGACCTGCACCTTGGTTCCTACGGGGAAAAAGTCGCCAATGTCTTTGTTGCTAGGCATTAGGCTGACCGTGGTACCCGGCACCTCGGGTGTCACGGTGATTGTCCACTGATTTCCCGACACGTTAGTGGTTGGTGTGGTCACCTGGACTGACGGCGTATAGCCTGCCGCCGGAGTCAGGGTGGTAAGCAGGCGCAGCGACCCGTACGCGTCGTCCAGCTGCCACCTGCGGCCAATCACGAGACCTGCTCGATTGTATCCTCGGTCGCCGGAGAAGTTGGGCAGCGCGTGGAAACTCAACCGCAGAACATCTCCAAGTAATGTGTCGAAAAAGGTAAACGGCACTGACACGTCGATGATTGCGTATTCTTCGCCGAAGACGCCCAGTACACCCTGGGCGATGGCCACCACCTGTTCGACGGTCACCTCTTCCTGCGCCCGGCTGATCGGCTCGACGGTCAGAACCCTCGGCGCCTTCCGCGCTGCAAAGCTCGATCCCCGCCTCGCGGTGTACGTGGGGCCCTTGTGGTCGTCCTCGAGCGCCACGTAGCCGGTGGCGAGCTCATACGTGTTCAGGCTGCCTAGGGCGTTCAGCTCAAACGTGGGAAACCCGCCCCTGATGACGACGTCGTCAGACCCGATGCCTGTGGCGCCAGCAACACCGTCTATCGGACGGATTAGCTGTGCTGCGCCGATCTTGCCGTCTGCCGTGATGCGGGGGAATAAACCTAACAGCTTACACTCTTCGGTCAAAAACCGGTCGAACTGCAGGGCTTTCGAGGCGGCATACACACGAGACTGCTGTATCGGCTGCGTTGCTGCCGTGTTCACTGCGTTAGACCACTCCGAGGTGTCCAGGTCTGCATCAGTCAAGAAGGGCAAATCGCCGGCGTTTGCCACGTCGGGGGAGTTGGCCGCCACGTAGCTGATCACATCGGACAGGTCACCCTCACCGTTGACGCTTGTCAGCGATCGAGAAATGAAAATGAGAGGTGAGTCTTGGCCGTATCCCCAGTACCGAGCGCCCCCCAGCGCGTCAAACTCGTCTAACCTGATCGTGATGTCAATCAAGCTAGTGACATTACTGCCACTTGCCCGGTGCTGTGATTCGTCGCCGTTTGGCCACCGGATCGTTACCGACTCGACGGACGTCAGATCGACATCCTCTCGCTCTACGTATATCCGAGTCGACGGCAATGGGGTTGCGCCTTCCACGGAAAATCCGTTAGAGGATATTGTGGGATAACTTCTTGAGCCACGCTCACGCGCGTCCGCAAACATCTGACGCGTGCCCCAAAAACCCGCGACGGAGCCAAGGCTCTTGGCCCCGAAGATGGTATCGCCCTCGAACACTGTCGGGTTTTGAGATTCAAAGGACACGGGGCCCGTAAGCTGAGGGCGAAAAAGGCCGTTGCTGAAGGCGGCCGTGAAGTCAAGGCTGACCTTCAGAAGGCGCGCATCACCTCCGGCGTCCTCAATGACCGTGTATTCGTACGTCAGGCCGTCTTCGGTAGCCCCGACATTGACAAATCCGGTATCGTACCCACCGTCGGACAGGAGATCTGCCAGTTCCGACTGCACCTCCTCAGCCAAGTCTTGCAGCGTCTCGAAAAAGCCGGTTATTAGACGAGTGTCTGGGCCTGTGCGATCGCCGCCCCCGGAATCCGTCTCCTCGATCGTAAGGGCGAAGGGACGTTGCGCGGGGTAGTAGTACCCTCTGGGCCTCAGTGGCGTCTCCACATTGCCGCCTAGTTCTTGCTTCATCAACGTTGTGATGGGATCAATCGCTATTGTCCAGGTGTGGCCGTCTACAAGCTTCGGACTGGTAACACACACGCCGCGCCATATCAGCGTGCCGTCGCCCTGGAAGTCGTCCCCCTCGCCGTACCCGTGCAAGAAGGCCCGACGCCCCTCGATTGACTGAGGGGTGTCTGACACCAGTGAAAAGCCCAGCCGCTGACCCGTTTGAGTGAAATGGGCCTGCGCAGTCGTGCCCCACACGCCACGCGTACAGCCGGTGAAGGATGTCGATGTCTTGCCTGTATACGTGATCGTCTCGGTGCCGATATGTATTTGTCCGGACGACGGAAATGCAGACGTGGAAAGAACATCGATGGTGGTATTGGACGTTGATTCGTCTCCGGTCAACCAGGTCCGGCGCAGCGGTAGCGTCGAGAAAGCGGCCGTTACGGCCCGATCGATCTGCCGGTCTACGACACGCGCCTCAAAAGAGGTGGGCGAGAGGTCCGCCGTCGCGGGGTCCACTTCCTCGCCGAGCACGATCCCCTGGCGCTGTAGGCCCGCCACGCGCTCGCGCCCATCGGACAGGGATTGCTCCATGGACAGCGCTGTGACGAACTCATAGGCCACACCCTCGATCTCTAGGCGCAGCTCAATCGCACCTTCACCGGTCGCAATGAATCGAGACCAAGTCACGTGGACAGGTACCCCAAATTGTACGACAATATACGAACGTCGCGAACCTGATCCCAGTCGGCAGCCACAAACCGAGGACGGAACGACGCTCCTTCGGCCCGGAGCTTGTGCGCCGAGGAGTCTAGACTATCAATCCGCGCAAAAGGCCGACCCTTGCGACAGTGCTCGAAAAAGTCTTGCCAGGTCCACTGCTCGTCACTAGGGGCCGCCCGCCCGTAGACCGCCTCCTTTGGCTCCAGACGCACGGTCCAGTCGCTCAGAACGGGCGATTCGGTCCGGCTGATCAGGTACGTACTGCCGGAGTCAGTGACCGCCTCGTAGGCGATTTCCCGGTCCTCATAGTCATCTGTTACACTCGACCACGCGTCCATCTCGGCGGATATGACATACCATGGCACCTGATCGGATACGTGACTAGTGGCAGTCGATTGATTGCCCGAAAAACCGAGTATGTTGCGCATATACACCTGCGCTGCGCCGCTGAACGACAGAGACGCGCCGGTGCTAGACACGCCGATGGTGTATTCCTCGGAGTCGCCGTCCCAAGTCACCGTGTAGGTCAGGGATAGACTGGCAGCATTGTTCAGCGCCGTCTCAAGTGCCGATGCAAAGTCGGTATAGTTTCCGCTCGGTATCTTGTCTGCCGAACTAATGTCGGTGTGGCAGTAGGTCCCGGTGCTAATGGTCACCGTCACAGCACCACTTCCTTCATCGACCTGTACCGCGGCGTCTCCGTCCAGGTCATGGTCCCATCCCGCCTCGATTCTAGCCACCCCCAAACCTCCGATCGGCCGCCCTTCGCGCCTGTTCTATTTGCCGTCCCTGGATAGCCTCGGAGACCGGCGCATTGAAGTTGATGATGATGGTTTCGGGTTGGCCTCCCTCGTCGGCCCGCCCGTCACGGTCGCGATTAGCCGCATCGGCCGGGCCGGTGTCACCACCACCCCCGCCGCCGCCTCCGGACACGGCAGCAGCGACGCCGGCGAAAGACGCCGCGGTAGCTGCCGCAGCGGCGTACGTCTTGGCAGCGGCGAACGCCCCAGGGTCCTTGGTCAGTAGGCCCTTCCCCAGGGCGGCAAGGGATCTGGATGTGTACTCGATTGCTAGGCCATTGAGCCTGGCGCGAATCGTCTTTGCGAACGCCTCCAGGAAGGAGGCTTCGCCTCTGATCGCGGCCTGAATGCCCGTAGACACCGAATCGACCGCTAGAGAAACACCCTGATTGATCTGTGCGAGCTGCGCCGCCTGCGTAGCTTGGGCCTTGGCAACCTGGACCGCCTGGCGAGCCGTCTCTAGCCTGTCACGCTCGGCCTGGGCCGCTCTCTCGCCCTGCTCGGCTATCTCTACCCAGGCCTCCCTCCTCTTTTGCTGCTGCTCAGCCCTCTCCTCCTCGACACGCTGCGCTTCCTCGGCCAACGTGAATTCACGCTCGGCAAAACTTAGGATTTCTCCCCCAAGTTTAGAGGTTTCGTCGGGGCGCATCGACGCCTGCATCAGCGCGTCTAGCCTCTCCGCCTCAGACGGCCCGCGCCGGCGCCTTCCGCCCCCACCCCGGCCGCCTCCTCCCCCGGCCGCCGGGGCCTCCTCCTCAGCCTCCCGGACGGCCCGTAAGGCAGCCACGTTCTCCTGTTGATTCCTCAAGCGGGCATTGAGCTGATCTGCTGCCAGATCCAGCTGTTTCTTACGCAATTCGAAGTCGCGGTCCGACTCGAACAACCCCTGCGAAATCTCTCGTCTTTGGCGGGTGAGATCGGCTATGCGATCGGAGGTGGCGAGGGCTGCCAGGGATGCCGCGGTGATCTTGGCCTCAGTCGTCTGTTCACGCAAGCTGCGATTCACCGCCTCCGTGTGCTCTCGCAGCCGTTCTTGGGCGTCCGAGGCATCGTCACTCGCACCCATCCATTCCCGGAGTTCTCCTATGATGATCGGCAGCAACCCCACGACAATGCCAATTGCGATACCCACCGGGCCCATGGCGACCCCCAGCTGAAATGCGGCGTTACCCGCGCTTTGCACCGAGGAAGAAAACTGACCGCCGATACCCACGGCGGCCCCCATGGGGCCCAAGAACTCAGTCACCTCGTTGGCGGCTAATGCCATCGACCGGCGCTTGTTCTTCATTGCTTTGTTGGCTCGCCCCGTCGCCTTTCCCAAGCCAGTCGCGGCCTTGGACGCCTTGCCGTACGCAGCAGTCGCGCGACCCCCGGCGGCGCGAGCCGCCATCATCTCCTTGTTCAGATCGTCTACGGCTTTTTCCGCGCGACGAACGTCACTGGCAGCCTGCTGACCGCCTGTCACGGCCAGCTCAAAGCTCAATTGCTCAACGGGACCGGCCATGCCCAACCTGCTTTGCTCGGCGGCTTTCCTGCTCTCGCCGCCGCTTTTCTACGCCATGATCAAATCGCCTAACACTCGATCGAAACACTGCCAATTGCTCTGCCGCCCTATACACGGCGGGGGAGACATCTAGGGACAGCAGGTGCGCCAGGGTCACGCCTCCGTCGGGGCCCACACACGCCGAGTATGCCTGTAGCGCTGCCCTGACTCGAGGGTCCTCCTCGACCCGCCAAGGACACGTTTCCAGCCGGTCACGACACCCCGTCTGTGCCTCGATCTGCCGCCGGCCGTCTCGCACCGCCGGGTGCTCCCCGAGCTCGACGTGGCCCTCGCAGGGGCACCTCCAGGCGGACCGTATCAGCCGTCGCTGGGGCTCGGATCGGCTCCCGATTGCCTGTCTCTGGTCTCTCGAGAGAGTTCTTCCCGGGTCTCTTCCGCACGCAAGAGCATGCGATGCATCATCGCGCTTTGAGCGGCATGCGACGGCGGCCAGCTTGACGGCGACTTCTCGCCAAAAAAACTCCGCGCAAACGCTAGACCTCCGATCTCCGCCACATACACGGGCGGGACGCGCGACATCTGGTCCTCGGTCCAATGGGCCGCCGACACGGGGGCTTGTTGCACGCCCTCTGGCACCATGGACACGACCGATCCACGGAAGTGCAAGTCAGAAATGCGAATGACTCCATACTGGAACGCGCGGTAGGCGCGCAATGGGGAGCCGTCGTCCGTGTTCAGTACATAATTCCACATAATTGAATGCGGAATGTCCCCTACCCAGAATCGAGTAGCTCGGGCACCCGGTAGCTCTTGTACCAGGGACATGTCGCGCTCAAACATGTATCTGACCGCCGATTCGCCCATGGCGAGGGAGTCAAGCGCACTGTCCGCGAGGGACACGCATTCTAACGGATCGGTTTTGATCATCGGCTAAACCCAGTGAATTCTAAACGCAGAGCGCCGGATTTCAAGCCCCTGGTTAGAGCATCCTTGGTCAAGCTGAGATTCCGACTCCACTCGCGTGCCTGCCAGGTCCTCGGCCGCGACTCGCTGCGCATTCGTGACTTGCGCCGTCGGGACCGTGATCGTCACTGACGACCCCCCGCCCCCGCTACCTCCCACCTGGACCTGGAAGTGATACAAATCGCGATTGTCGCGAGCATCAAACCAACTAAAGTTCTCGAAATAGGTCGTGAAATTGAAATTGACGGCGGGCACGGACCGCGTCCTGCGCCACCTGGCAATGTTGTTTGTGCCGCTGGGCGACGAAACAGGCACGTACGAGATGTTGGGGGAGACTTCGAAGGTGGGCGCGTCGATAATTTGACGGGTCGAGTTGTTCACCACCTGCGCCAGGAACTCGGAATCAAAAAACGCGACAGGGTCGAAGTTGGCGTAATCGGCGGCGACCAACTCCGACCCCGTCAGATCGGTGTTAGCGTCATCGCCATAGATCCAGTCGGCAAACTGAATCGTCATACTTACCCGAGGAAGCTGTCCCAATTCCGTAGTCAGAGACATGCTCTCTAGCTGGCCGCCGAGCAGCAACCATCGGTCATCCTGTTCCGCGCCTTGTACCTGGAATTGCAAAGAAGTGTCAGGGTCTTCAGTTAGGTAGACGGTGGTCGAAGCGTACAGGACATCATCATCGGCGGGAGCGGCGGAATAGGCCTGTTTTAAAGTCACGGTAGAGCTCGAGACCTGCTCGATCTCTCGGACTTCTAGGCGGCCATCGCCGTTGACCCATCCCAGAGCACCTCCGAGGTCCAGGTCGGTAGTATCGGCGACATCAAACGATGAGGCCGTGGGGGCGGCGTCGTCGACAGTGGTCCCGTTGTTGGCTCCACTGACACCGCCTAGCACCGTCTTCAGCAGTAACACAATTGCGGTATCAGTGGCATCCACGGTGGCCTGAGCGTCAGTGCCTGCGACGCCCGTTGGGTGCAAATGCACCTCGAACGTCATAGATGCGGACTTGGGACCAAGCACGTTGGTGGGCTGAGCGTCCAAAAATTGCTGCAGGGTCTCTGGGCGCACCTGCTCGGTCGTAAGAGTCATCTCCGCCGAGCCCTCGACAATCGGCACGTCGAGGTAGGTGCCAGACGATGTCAGATCTGAAGCGAAGTCAGTGTCAGCCTCCTGTAGCACCGAAATGCGCGATAGCGCATGGACTTCAATGGTCACAACTCAAACCTCCGGACTAACCAAAACTTTGCACGAAAATCTATGGGACGTCTCGAGGATGCCGGGCTGAAAGTCGACGCCACCCTGCGGGTACTGTAGACGCACTCGTGAGCTCCCGGCGCTACGCAGCATGGAGCTAATCACGCCAGCCACCGATACGTTCCCCGGCCATTCGAGCGCCTGGGCGATGACGTCGTGATCGGCCACCGCCGCGTTCTTGACCGCGTCGATGGCGCTGTCACTATCATTGGCCACCGGAGGGACATGGCGAATCACCACGACGTCGAGCTCGACGTCCAGGATTTGCCTATTGCTTGGCCTGGACGGCGTCTCGGGCGCTCTCGAGATACTCTCATAGACAATGCGGTATCTGGGAGCCTCGGCGGCCCGGAGAGATAGCTCATCATTCGTCAGTGATTCGCCGGCCAGGCTCTGATACGTCGACGCCGTGATCTCTCGCAGCGACCCGGCGCCGTCCTCGAGAATTTGGCGGATGCGCGTAGTCAGGGCCGCTGCGTCAAAGGTGGCCATTAGGACGACCTCCGACCGGTGCGAATGTAATCCCCCAACGCCCGGCGAAACCCCGTGAGCCACCGCCGAGAGCGGCCACCGGAGAAGGTAACCGGCAGGAATGGGCGGGCCGCCATCCTGTCAGTGCCCGTCATATGATACCCGCTGTACCGCTGGGCCGGTCCAGTGACGAAATACCGCACTGACCGGCGCGTAGCAGCCGTCTGCACGCCGCGCCGCAGCCTGCCCGTCTCGACCAGGATGGTGGCGCCGGGGCCCCTGCGAGCCACCGTGGCGGGCCTGTGAGGCGCCCACGGCTCGCCATCGGGAGATCGCTGCGCAGCAAAGTTGCGGCGGAGCACGCCCCGCAGCTTTTTGGACTGTGGGTTTAGCACTGGAGACAGATCTAGAAATCTGTCCGAGATTCGAGCCTCTATCCTCCGAGCCCCCCGGCGGACAATGCGGAAAGACAGCTTCAAAAGAAGTGCCCCAGTCGTGCGAAGACAGGGGTGCTATCCAGATCAGAGGCGCCTCCACCGGCCACGGCACCCGACTCTGTGTCTGATCCCCCGATGCCGTCGAAGCTGTCGGCGACCAACTCCTCGAACTCGACCTCGCCGTCAAGAAACTGCCTAGCGGCCGGGCCCAGCACGTCGAAGAATTGCTGGGGCAGTTCCGCGCCGACGCGCCCATACATCATGGGTAGCGCGACACCAAGGGTCGCCATGCGGATAGTGGGACCGTCCAGGTCCAGGGTTGCGATCTCGGCTTCAGAGGGTGGGCTGTAGCCCGCATTCTTGATCCTCTTTCTGATCAAACTGGTAGCGGCCTGATAGATCTGAGTACGCTCGGGCCCGGTGGGGACAATGGCGTCCCGCCGGGCCGCTCCGATCGAGTTGGCGACATATGCGTCATCAATGTAGACCGGAGCGGCCACGGCTCAATCCACCTTCCGCGGTCGGCCAGGGCCGCGCTTGGCACCGTCGGACAGCAGCTCGACAATGCGATTGAGCGCCGTCTGTCCCGGGTCGCTAGCGTCTCGCAGGGGCAGCTCTCGGACCCATTCCGCCGCCATAAGCGGCTTGACACCGCGACCGGTGAGCGATCGAAAATGAGCCTCGACATTGTCCCGGAGGGTGCGGGGCGGGTCGGACTTCTGGCCGTGCTCACGCCGCCACGCGGCATCCCGACGCTCCAGGGAGCTGTCAAGCGCCTTCTGAGCGGCCCCCAACATGTCGGTCTGATCCTCGATCATCCCCTCTAAGCGCGGGACGTCGGTATCATAAACCTCGATCTCACACCACCCATCAGGCCCGGGGCGCAGACGCTGGCCGTTGAAACGTGTGTTGTTGCCTCGAGGCTGTACTCGGTACAGGTGCCTGCGCTCGACTGAGGCGCGGCGCTGGCGAGACTCCTGGGCGCGAGCCTCGGCCATCGCAGCGGTTGAGTTGATACCGATCATTCGAGACCCACCGACCGGCCGTAGATGGTGGACCAAAGTCCACAAACCAAGGCCATGTCAAACTCAGCAGAGTATTCGAATAGATCGTTGTAGAAACGCGCGTCAGAGTCCATATCATCGCGGGTAACGAAGTCAGGCTCTCGTCCAACTCCCGCGTAGAACGGACGCAGACCGGGAGTGCCTAGGTGCATGACGAACCAAGACGCATCCGTGATGCGCTGACTCACTAGCACTGCGGCATCACCGATGTAGTTCTCCAAAGTCGCGGTACCCACGACGTTGGATCCGCCGTCCAGCGCGCCGCCGCTAGTCACATTGTACGGTCGGAGAGATCCGGTGATCTCTAGTGCGGAGCGCTCGAGCTCCGGACCGACCAGGAGCGCCGTCGGAACCCGACCGATCGGGTTGCCGTCCTCGTCCTGGAACGACATCATGGCATCCCGAGCATCCCGGTACGCATCGAAACTCAGAGCGTCGGTAGTAAGATTGTCGCCGGTACCATTGCTGTTGGGATGCGCGTCTGCCAACAGCGACTGCCCGTTGAACCCGGTCAGATCGTTGGCCAGCAGTCGCGGAATAACAACCTGGTCCAGCCAATCAAGCTGGCGCGCCCAGTTGGCAATGTTGCGCGAGAGGTGATTGAGTCGATCGTACTGAATGTCGATTCGGGGAATCGCAATAGAGGACTCATAGACCTTCAGCTCGGCGCTGACAGAGTCAGCCCGGACATCCTTGAAAGTCTTGGACGCAATCCACTCCGAAAACCCAGGGAAGCTGGAGAGCGGATTGAGCTCATAGGTCTTGCCGTCAATCGACTCGACCTCGGTGAACTGCTCCGCCACCCCAGGAACCCGCTGGGAAAAAGCCTCAGAAAACGCATCCCGGGCCACCGTGTTGGCGACGGCCAGGTTTGCCCTGTCAACAAGAGCCATGATTCAAATCTCCCTTTCCTGGCCTGTTCAGGTGTCAACATCAATACGCGCCAGCGACTCGAGCCGGACCCACCCGGACTCGTCCCCCACGCGCTGAACCAACGTCCCGGCAGGGACATCGTTGGTGGTCCCACCGACGTCATCTAGCGTCTGGTTATCGACCAGGTACAAGAGCGCGCCAACGTTCGCTGCCACGCCCCCATCGGTCGAGAAAGTTGCGAGCACATCAAACCCGGATTCCACAGCGATCTGCTTTTCACCATCGCCTTCAACGGTATGGGTCGCGACACCGACAAACACGGTGTTGGCGTCGTCGCCGCCGTTGATCGCTAGACCCACGTCAGTGCCACTGGTCACATACGTGACAAACGCACCCTGCGGGATGGTCTCGCCGTCCTTCACCGTATAGTATCGGATCTGACGCGCCTCGGTGTTTCGCTTTTGAAGCCGGAGCGCTACCGTAGTATCTGCCATTACCTACCTCCCTCGGCAGCGCTCATCGCGCTGAGGATCATACGATGACGCTTATCGTCATCAGACACAAAACTGTACGCCTTGGATAGGCTGCGATAGAGCGGGTGGTCCTTGTCCGCCCCCTCGACGGCACCGCCACTGGTCGCCGGCGCGCGCCCCAGCTGTCGACGAGGGGGCTGAGGGCCGCGGCTCTCGGCGGCATCTCGCTGCGCCCGCCACCCCTCCGGCCACTGACGAGCTAGAGTGACGTAGTGACGCACCGTCGCGGCCCGGTCGCCATGGACCTGGGGGAGCCGGTCGACGACCGACTCCACATCCGAGGTCAGCTTGTCGAGCTCGAGCCGCTCCCTCTCGTTCTCCAGCTGCTCAATGCGATTGCTCAGCGCGATCACCTGATCACGTAGAGTCTTACTCATTCCGACCTCATCATCGGACCTCGCCGTCTCGACCGTGCCCATCATCTCCGCCACCAGGGCGAGGGCCTCATCGACCGTGGCGACGCCTAGGGCCGCAAGTAGCTCAGGGAGTCTGTCATTCTCCCCGGGGGGCGCCTCAGGCGCCTCTCCGGCGGTGTCGGACATGGCGACATCACCCTTATCCCCAGACCCGTCCCTGACGGCTTCTAGGGCCTTCTTTGCCTCCAAGTACTGCATTACCTGGTCGACCGAGGCGTCATCCCCCAGCTCGGCAAACGCCTCCATCACCATGTCCTTGGTCGACTGTCCGTCGGCCAGCTTGATTCGCTGGCCCCGTCTGGACAGCTCTGCCACTACACTATCGGCGTCCATACAACTCCCTCTCACTGACAGTCTGATAGGCGTCTGACCGTCCAAAAAAGGCTGATTAGTCAGCCCCACAGCAATAAACTCCGGACCGACCTCTTCCCCGGTCACGCGGTGTATCGACACAGGTGCGTACTCAATCGAGCAAAACCGGTAGGCGCCGTCGCGGATGTCTCGAGCCGCCTGATCTGTCAGCTCGGTCAAGGCCCACAGCTCCGCCCGATCCCCCTCGCGCACGTCTAGCTCCAAGATCCACCCCGCCGCTGGCGTACGCCCCCGACGATCCGGGTGCTCCCAGGTCAGGGGCGCCGGGTTTTTCTGGTCGTCAAAACTGGCCTTTAGCTGGCGAAAAAAGTCACCATCAAACCGGATAGTTTCGCCGGACCCGTACCCACGCCACTCGCCCTCGTACGCGACGTGGATCCACGTGCGCACGGCGTCAGCGCCGATGAGCGGCATCTTGAGCGCGATTGGGTCTGTAGCCCATTGTGCGATTAGAGATTGCACAAACGTCAATTAGCACGTGTCACGCTGACACGCCAGGTAGATTTAGCTGCCCCTCGCCGGGTAGCTCAGCCGCCCCCCGATCGCCTTCCAGGGGCCCCAGCCCCGCTGATGCCCTCGCCTCATCCTGCGTCACGACCATGCCATAGCGCAGCAAATGTTCTGAAACCACCTGGACTTCTTCCACGGTCAGTGCGACTGATAGCGCGGGAGACTTGGCCTGGCCCAGAATGTGAGAATTGAACCGGCAAATCAAAGACACCAGCTGCTTATCCAACATCGATCGCAGGCGCTCGGCCGACGCATAATGCCGCGGCAACAGGCTGGTCCTGGCCTGACTCTCCGCCCGTGCACGCGACCCGCCATCGGACTCGACATTGTCTACTGACCCATGCAGGGCTTTAGTCATTTCGCGATTGTATCGTGAGATGATTGCGTCCTGATTTTCGCCGGCGTTATCACCTCCGCTAGTCTCCAGATAGCTGACCTCGACGCCATCGTCCACGACGAGAGCTTGACCCGGCTGTAAGTTGGCCAGGTTTTCGAGCAACTCCCGTCTGACATTGCCAGGAGTATTGCTGTCCACTTTAGCCATTGTCGTTGGGTGGCCGGACTTTTCATTGATTATGGCAAAGTAAATCTCAGCCCAGTGTTTATAAAGCCACGTTTGCGCGACTGTGAGCAGGTCGCCCGAAAACGTAGGCGGTTGACCCGCCCGCTGGCCGAAGTACACCAAAAACCCGTCTAGATCAGCGTCGTCATCAAGACACGGGGCGCCAAGCGTCGGCAGCCTAATCCACCGATAAGTGGTAGATCCCGGGACCTCATATGACCTAATACGCAGCGCCCAGTCACGGTCAAACTCCAGATCCCGGGTAGGCACGGCGTACCAGTCGGGGAGATACGCCATACCCCACGGGGTCTCTTGCGCTCGCCAGTCGAGCTCGATGACACGCGCCCCCACCATGTCAGCCCACAGCAGCTCGGACAGCAGACCGTGGAATCCCATGCGATCCATCGCCAGGCGCACTAAATCAGACGCGGCGACGTCGGCGGGTTCGTCGCTGGCAGGCTCCACATCCCACCGTGCTCCCGACACCCCCGTTATGCACGTCTCAATCAGGCCAGCTACGTGAGGATCTCTCGCAATGGTGTCCGCTAAATCGGACCAATCCTCCCAGCGACCATCCCGGAGCGAACGCTCGATATACATCAGAGACGCTGGACGAATGTCTCTGAGGCGCCCTCTGTACCGATTGGGTGGCGACATCCCCACCGACGTGCGTGGGGGCGAGCTGGGCGTCAGACGCCCCTCAGAGGGGGCGACCGGCTTCGCCGGCTTCAAACCCGCGGGGGTTGCATTGGCCGGACACCTACGCCTATTGTGCCCGGGCTGACCGCACACGGCGCACTTCTGACCCGTTGCCATTCCTGACAACTAGCACGAGAAAGTCAGTTATACCATGTCAAAAGTCGACAACCCTGAAACTTTGAGCGATTTCGAAACAAGTTACCTGCTGGCGGCCCTGCGAATGTTTCCGATGCGATTGAGATCGGTGCACATCCCGAGCGATAGCGTGTGGGCGGCGAGTTACGACGGCCTGGGGCGTACGCACCTGGGGCACTCCGAGGCAGCGGCGAGGGTGGCCGCTGCTCACGACTTTTCGGTGCTTTGCGCCGTCCTCCTGGGCGGCCACGCTTTCGGTCCGTGCGAGCTCTAGCGCCGCCGGTGTTGCTCGGCGAGCGTAAGATCGGCCAGTGCCGCTCGCACCGTCTCTCGCGCCGAGGCGAGCTGCGATAGCGACCGGCGCGCCGTCTCGCGGTGATATGCCGGCAGAGACGCCGCCTCCCACTCTAGCGACGTCATAGCCGCCACTATGTGGCGCTCTACGCGGTGTAGATTGTCGATTGAGCTCACTGGACGCCCGGAGGTTTTTCGCCGATCTCGCGACCGCCGATGACGTCCGGATAGCCCACGGGGAAGCCGGCCCGACCGGTGATCGCCACCTCGTGACCGTAGTCGCGCACACGGACGGCATACCAGTCGTCGTCCGAGTCGGTTACCTCTTCCGCCCACGGCACTAGCTCCGGTAGGGGTAAGTAATGCTCACATCCCACGGCCATCCGGGGGGCGTCGAGGGGCACGGCGGGCTCGTCCACCTCCCCTTTGCCCGTCTGATCAGTAGGCGGGCGAGTGCACACCCATCCGCCGTCGCCCGCCGTCTCGGGGCGGGAATACAGACACGTACGGCAATTGACTTCGGCGGGTCGCCCCTCCTGACACACCTCAGACGCCGGACAGAACCGGCATTCAAACTGTGATTTCCAGTCGGGTCCGTCCGCAAACTTGCGCGGTGGCTCGTCGGCTCGGATCACCTCCAAAGCGCGACGCCTCAGCCCGGCGCCCGTGCGCTCGTCCCGCTTGATCCGCTCTGTGTAGACACGATCGTTGTCTTTGCACACGGCAATGTACATCGCCCATTCAATGTCCATTTCGTACAAGTACGCTTGCACCTGGGCGTAATGTTTGGGGTTTGCAACCCTGAGCCCCTTTTGCAGTCGCGCAAAACCGCGTGCATTGACAGTCTTGTCCTCGATCAGGTGCCACGTGTCAGGCGCCTCGGGAAGCCCGCGAGCCACCCCGTCAATCGAACCTCTGTAATGGCCACCTAATGCCGCAAAACCATACTGCCGGCCCTTGCCGTCGGTCGAGCTGACCTCAGCCCCACCCCTCCGCAGGTCGAGAGCAATCGCGTCCTCCTCAGCGTGACCACGGCGGAAAATGCGCTGTATGCGGCCGGGGTGGTCGCCATCGTCGACTTTGATGGTGGGATCATAGGACCACCGAAACGCGTACCATATTTGGCGGGCGCACGGGGATCCGATGGCGCTCGGGCCGACGTGCGCCCCGTGTCGAGGAGGTTTGGCGCGTGCCGCTGCACCCTTATAGATAAGATCCGAGGTTGTCTTGGACATATAACAAAAGGGGGGAGGAGGGGGCTTTGTTAGCCCCCTCCCTCCCCTAGTCGGTTACCGCTTCCACACCGGCGTGTCCTCACCGGCGGCCTTCACAGGAGACCCTTCGCCGGCAGGGTAAAACCGGCGAATGTCGGCAAACACGCCGATGTCGGTTTCGCGATTGATTACGTACACGTCGAGGGGCTTCTCCATTAGAGCATCCAGCGACGTGTTCTTTTGATCGATCCCGGCCGCGTTCTTCAGCGCGGCCATCTGTTCAAGCGAGATTTTGACCACCTTGGGGTTATCATGGTGGAAATTGAATCTCGCTTTGACGCTGCGCCCACGCTGATCGCCCTCTAGCACCTTAAACGTAATTTCCAAATACTCGTTCCCGGCAAACGAGGTGCGTACCTGGTAGTCGTTTGCCGCAACTTTATAGGTGCCAGCGGGCAGGGGCGCGTCCGAAAAATCCACGCCAGTCGTGTCAGGAATCTCATAACTCATACTTCAATCGTCCTCTCTGATGGCCGCTACCAAAGCGGTCCAGTCCAGCGGCATGGTCGAGTCGAGACCATACCGGTTTTTCGCGTCATAAGCTGGATTGGGCTGTAATCCAATCACTCTATCTCCGGTCGAAACGGCACGGGCCCGCTCTCGGCCGAATCCTCGCTCCTCCTTTTTCAAATGAATATCCTGATGCGCGTACGCAAGTACGTCACACCACTCCACGACCATGGGGGCCGCCCTCTTGTCTAGGGCTAGCCCCGCCCGGTCGTAAGCGTCAGTACGCGGATCGTCGTACCGCGCAACCCTCTCGTGCGCCGTCGCGATGACTACCATGCCCTGATCTCGCAGCTCGTCCAGCTTGCGCAGAAAGACATACATCGCATCGGCGGCAAAGACATACCCCTTGCCGTAGGGGACTTTTTCAATGCTGGACTTTCGCTCGCCATCTGCCACCGCGCGGTGGATCAGTCTCTCGAGCCAGTCCAGCGAATCGACAACCACGGTCTGGTATTCATGGGATTCGTTGATCAGGGCATCCACACAGCTCAGCGCATCGTCAAACGACGATGACAAAGGAAAACAATCAACATTTAGATTGCCTAAGCCATCCTCGGTCTGAATCACGATGGGCTTGGGCGCGGACGCCGCGAACGTAGACTTCCCGATTCCATGCGGTCCGTACATGACAACCCTGGGAGGGGCGAGAGACTTGCTGCTTTTGACCGTATCTAGTTTTGACATTGTTCCTATTGTTCCTCACAGGGATCGTACTCTTCGAGTTCGTAGTAGTGACCACACACCAGACACCAGGCGACTTCCGAGGAGACGCGATCGATGTCGTGGTGGTCGGCCGGGCACCCGGGGCGAGGGCACCGGCGGCAGGTGACGACTTCGTCGAGCGTGGGCGCACCACGACGCGTCACGACCCGACCTCCTCCACAAGGTGCCAGACCGAGCGTGGGCGCCCAGGGCGACCAAGGTTCTCCGGCACCTGGTAGACCGCTCCACGCCCTGCGAGCGCCCGCAGCCGCCTACGTGCGGCATGGGGGGTGACACCGATTGACGCTGCCACGTCGGCCGTAGACAACGGCCCGGCGCCCAGAGCGTCCAGAGCGTCAGCCAGGTGCCCCGGCAGGTCACCCTTAGCCGGAGGATTGACCACCTCTACAGTACTACTGTGTTCTTCTTTGACGCTGGTCCTCTTCCTTTTGCCGGTGTCCGCCGTCGCGTGATCCAGGTGAGCTCGCACTGCCATGCACACGTCCGGAGACACGTCGCAGTATCGGTGTCCATCAAACTGACGCACAATCCAGGTTTTCAGACCCGTCCTGTTTTTGGCCAAGACTGTCACAACTTTATCGTCACCAACGCCAGGAAGAGGCATTGAGACGAAAAGCGCGTCGGCAGAATATTCAATCATCCCGGTCTCCTTGCCCACGCCCAGGAACTCTTCCGGGTGAGCCAGAACATGCGTACCATCGGTCGGCTGAGGACCCAGGGCCGTCTCAAGATTCTCACGGAGCCTACGCTCGCTCTCTCGAGACATGGAGGAGATGCACCACACGTGCACTTCCAGCTCGGATGCTACTCGTTTGAGCATCGCCACTGTGTCCGAGATCAGTGCGCGCGTATCAGGGCGCTCATCAGGATACTTCTCAACAAGCTGCAGATAATCCAGGACGACTAGCACATCCTTGGTCGGGTACTTGTCGCGGATGCGCCTGATGTTCGCTTCGATCGCGTCAGGGTGCCATCCTTCTTTAGGTCGCGGGGTGACATGCAGCGGCCACCTCTCAGTGAGATCGCGGCATGTCATACCCAGATTGTGGACCTGGGCGTCCGTGTGGTACTGCCGGCCGTGTCTGTCCCGGCCCCGCCACGCGTGAGACCAGTTCATGCCGGTTAGGTGGCAGCCCATGCGCAGCACAATGTCCATAGGCTCAATCTCCAGGGACATGTAACAAACGGCCGCACCCTGATTCATCAATGCGTTCACAGCGGTCTGGCAGGCTCGCTGCGTCTTGCCTGTGCCGGTGCCGCCAATATCAATATACAGTCCGGGGAATAATCCGCCTTCCGTCGCGTCTGTTAGCGCCTTACTATCGTCATGCATCGGTACCTCTGTCCCATCGTGTCGGCGCGTAATGCGCCTATGGATATGGCCCCCCATCGTGCCTTCGTGGTCATCGGTGTCGCGCGCCTCGACCGCACGCCCCTCGAGCTCGAGCAACAGCTCACGGAACCGGTGTGATGTCCCGGCCCGCGCATGGCGGCCCAGTTTCTCCCGCCATTCATGGTCAGGCAGACCACAGCTTTGACTAGCTTGGGATAGCTCGCGCACCACGTCCTCGGCGGCTAGCAGCCCTTCTGCCGCGCGGCAGCCTGCCCAATAGGCGTGTTGCAGCAGCTTGCTCTCGCGCCCCCCTTCCTGGGAACTCGCCAGCTCCTTGGCGCGTCGCTTCAGATTAGCTAACGTCGACGGACTGGATTTGTCAGCAGACTCCCAGCCAAGGGAGTCGGGGTCGACGGCAGTTGTGACATGCTCGCTGACAACATCCAGCACGGCGGCCTCCGAGGAGAGCCACCCGGGGGCCGGAAAGGGCTCGTGGCCGCGCTCGAGCTGGTAGGACGATCCCGACTGACCTACGCTGGGAGGGACTACCGCAAACCGGCCATCGCCGTGCAAGGCGATACCTTCGCCCAGACGTGGGTCGGCCTCGCTAATGTACGGCAGCGGCTCATCCGACCGCACAAACACGTGCAGGCCGCCGCCGTCGCCGGGTGTCGCATGAGTCAGCGCGCGGCCAGCAAAAAACCCGCGGTTTTTACACAGCTCCTTCCATGACGCTCGACCCCTTTCGCCGTCGACGTCGATGCAGTAGAGACCACCGCTCCGAGGACCCAGCAGCACGCCCAGGTTGCGCCACCCTGCTTTATACCACCGGCGCAATTCGGTGTCGGTAGGGTTGACCGCGTTGAGCCAGTCCTTGATCGCCGGGTGCTTTCCGGGGGCATGGCAATCGCGACCTCGGCTGCACGTACACACCCCGTCGACAATGGAGTGTACCGGGATGATCACCCACCCTCGCTCAATATACGCATGCGCTTCGGCTAACCAAGACCGGTAGGCCTCTAGCCTCTCCAGCTGTTCAGGGGTCATTGTCGGCTATCACCTCGACGTGGTATGGCCCGACGGCGGCTGAAACTTGCCACGGCGTGCCGACAACGATGCGCGTGACATCGCCGACACGCAACAGCAATTCCAGAACGTGTCCTAAATCTGTGTCCCAGCGCGCACGTAGCTCGGCTCGGGCCCTAGGCGCCACCCGAATATCGAAGACATCGCCCGACGCTAGCAGGTCGCCGTCGACACGCGCAACCTCGCGGTTGTTGACCTTGACGCAGAGGACCGTGTCAAGTTCTGCCCGGCCAGCGCGCGCGATGCCATGGCGCGAAACGGTCAAATAAAAGACGGCTACCGCAAAAACCCACAGAATCAAAAGCCAGTACGGCATTGCTACCTCCCGCGCGTCCACGCGCTCGAGACTTTGGGCGCAATCACACCACCAATCTCACCGAAAACCTCACAAAACTGCGATGTACGATCGCGCGCGACCGGGATGTAGATAAACGCTGAAGGGTGCGGAGGGGCGACGGTGGACCGGCCGGTCACCGGGTCGACATACGCCACCCTCCGCCGAGGGATGGCAATCGGGTACGCCAATATAGACCGTGCGGGATCATGCTGGTTCTGACAGGTTTGCAAGGAATTTAGATTGAACGCACAAAAAATGATGTCTGTAACCCTATCGCCCGTGTCGGTTGGGAAATCGATACATTGCATGCATCGCTGCCACCATACAGATGACGCGGATCTCGCCCCTACCCGCCCCCCGGGCGGGTTGACGTAGACCGCCCCCTCCCAGGGGGATTCTAGGCCGCCCGTGGTGCAAAAACGGCTGGCACCGACTGGGTTACTCGGGTCTGTGCAGGGGTCGGTGTCAATTTGACCTCCAAAAACGCGGAGAACGCGGCTCAGGACCACCTGTGGCGTTATCCATTTAGAGTTGGCGCTTGACATGAACACGGGTCTAGTCACTGTTTTACGATTCTTCGCTTGAAAGTTTTGTGATTGAGTCCCGTGTGGACGTGCTTCAGGGTGGCCAGGACGCGCCCCTCGGGGCCGTCCACATCTAGCTGCTGGCCATCGTCAGGCTCGCCGATGGCCCCCGACCGGTGGCCCAGCCAGGTGTAGCCTGCATCCAGCGCATACCGCCAATCGGTTCCGACCTGGTACGCCCTGCCGACGTACCGCGTGACGTAGGCGTCTTCTGTTCTTTTTGTAACCGTGATCGCGTAATAGTCCTTCAATTTCCGCCGCCTTCCTGCAGGGGCTCGAACCGCACATCCACACCATCCCAGTCGTTGACGTAGATTTCCTCTACGTAATATCGGCCGGTGGGGTCGACCCACTCTTTCGACCGCTGGTCGTAGGTACAGCCGAGAGCGCGGAGGTATTCGCGGAGGTGCTTCGGTATGCGGGGCGCCACCATCGCGGTATGCATGCGCCATGTGCGGCGCGTGTGCCACCCCCTCCGTTGAGTCTACTCACACGAATACGACTCACGCGGTCACCCGAGGATATGGTGGGGCGACATGCGTGGGGCGACGGTGTCGGATCTGGCACGGGTGTACGGTCTACCGGTCGAGAGGTGCCGCAAGCGGTGGTACCGGCGGGAGGGGGACCCGTCGACGGGAGAGGAGCTCCTCGACCTGCTAGGCGTGGTGGACTGGTGACGATTTTTCTCCTCGCACCCCTTGATTTCTGGCCCAGGCGACGTATATTATAGGTGTAAGCGCAAAAGAAAGGACGACAACGATGACCGACGAACTCACCTACCGCACCCCCCGCGTCTACCAGGGCCAGATGGTCGAGGTCTCCTACGCATGGGACGGCATGACCCTCTACCGGCGCATCACCGACCACGCCGACCGCTCGGCGACTGTGTCGGTGGCCGACCTCGCATGGGAGGAGGCCGACCCGGAGGCCGTGTGCCTCGCTGACGACGACGACGACGTCGCCGGCTTCCGGTGGCGACCCACCGCCGACTGACACCGGCCGCCTCCGCCCCGCTAGAGCCTCGCCATCCGGCGGGGCTTTTTGCGTTTCTGGCGGCTGTTGGCGGTCTGAGCGGCTCAAACTTAGTGACGCGGCCCGAACCCCCGAAAATCAAGGCTTTTTGGGGTGTTTTCCTTTATGGGCGTCGCTAACGTCGTTAGTGTCCTCGAGCTAGTTCGCGTTCTCCTCACGTGGTCTCCCCGGCGAAACTTCAACGATTTCAACGACTTACAGCAGCCTCTCCAACTTTCTTCCGATCAACCCTTGACGGCGCCGAGGGATTTGTTAGACTCGGACCAAGAGGGTGGCCCTCCAGGGCCCAATCCCTCGTAGTGTCCGAGTCTAACAAATCCCCCGTCGCCTCGGCACCGGGGACGGTGCCAGGCCCTACGGGCTCCGGGCTGGAGGCCCGGCCCCTACGGACCTGCCACCGCCCCGGGCGCCGTCGGGCGCCGACGACGAGCGAAACTATGGCGAAGGCAGACCAAATCAAGGCCCTGATCACGAGCCACACAGAGGGCGACGACGCTCGCTTCCGCCGCATCGCCATGCAGGTGGCCGCCCAGGCAGCGCGCAACGGGCACGACAAGTTCGCCCGGGAGCTACGCGATCTCGTGGACCGCACGCGTGAAGCCAACCCGCGCAAGCCCACCCCGCTGGTGCAGCCCCAAGGTGAGCTGGCCGGGCTACTCACGGTCGGTCACCCGACGACCCGCCTCGCGGAAATGGCCCTCGACGAGCGGGTCGAGCACCGCCTCGAGCGCGTCCTCGCCGAGCAACGCCAGCGCGATCGCATTCGCGAGCATGGGTTCGCCCCGATGCGGAAGCTCCTCCTCGTGGGACCGCCCGGCACGGGCAAGACGATGACCGCGGCCGCACTGGCAGGAGAGCTGGGCCTACCGCTGTTTTCCACCCAACTCGACGGCCTGATCACCAAGTACATGGGCGAGACCGCCGCCAAGCTGCGCCTCGTCTTCGACGCGATCCGGGAGACGCGCGGCGTGTATCTCTTCGATGAATTCGACGCGTTGGGAAGCGAACGCGCCGCGCCCAACGACCTGGGAGAGATCCGGCGGGTTCTCAACTCGTTTCTTCAGTTTCTCGAGCAGGACGATTCGGACAGCTTGGTAATCGGCGCTACGAACCACGTCCAGCTGTTGGACCGCGCACTCTTCCGCCGGTTCGACTCCGTGGTGGAGTACTCGCTGCCGTCGAAGGAGATCGCGACGAAGGTCATGCGGACACCGCTCGGTCTGCTGAACACCACACGAGTCGCATGGTCGGATGCGGCGGCAGCGGCCGAATCGCTCAGCCATGCCGAGATCACTCACGCCTGCGAGCAGGCCGCCAAGAACGCCATCCTGGCCAACTCCACAATCGTCGAGACCCAAGGGCTGGTCGAGGCCCTCGCTGAGCGGCGCTCGGCAGCACAAATGTGCTAAAGCACCCCCGATGACCAGCACCCCCATCGACGAGCTGGCAGAGGTCCTCCGAGACCTCGCCCTAGACGTCTCCGCCCGAGTCGGCCACGCACTCGCCCACGACGAGGCGCCGCCCCTCGACGCGCTCCGATCGCTCGTCTCACTCGCCCTCGAGACCGAGACCGTCCGCCAAGAGCTCCTCGAGCTCCACGACGGCCACGACGTCGACGGGATCGACTGATGCCACGCTCGAGGGCCGCGCGCATCGCGCGTCTCCGCACGGCGGCCCAGACCTCGAGCCCCCGCCTCGACCCCAGGCTCCGCCTCGACCTGCTAGACTACATCCCAGCCATCACACCGCATCAGGGGGGGCGCAAAGTCATCCCCCCACGATGGCTAGACCCCGTCGCCGACCTCTACCGACGCATCGCCGACGGCCAACAGGTCGCCGCCGTCATCAACTGCCCTCCGCAGCACGGCAAAACACTCACCGCTCAGCACGGCCTCGTCTGGCTCGCCGCCCGCCTCCACGGCAAGCGACTAGCCTACGTCAGCTACTCATGGGAGCGCGCCAAGGCCGTCGCCGCCGAAACGCGGCACCAGGCCGCGCGGGCCAACCTGGTCCCCCACGGCGTCGGCACCGCCGACCACTGGCCGCTACCCGGCGGAGGCTCGTGCCGATGGGTCGGTATCGGCGGCAGCCTCACCGGTTTTCCCGTCGATATCTTGATCACAGATGACACGATAAAGGACCGCGAGGCCGCCGAATCTCGAACACAGCGAGATCGCGTCTGGGGCTGGTATCAGGGGGTCGCGTTCGATCGACTCCAGCGCGGCGCCTCCATTATCCACATCGAGACGCGGTGGCACGTCGATGATATCACCTCTCGCCTGCTAGCCCTGTCTCGGTCATCCCCCGACGCCTACCAGTTCGAACACGTCAGTCTACGCGCGCTGGACGACGACGACCGGCCGCTGGCACCAGAGCTCCATTCCGTCGACGCCCTCCGGCGCAAGCGCGCCCAGGTCGGCCCGTACGAGTGGGCGGCCAAGTACCTCGGCGACCCACGCCCTCGAGGCCAGGAGCTCTTCAGCGCTCCGTTCTACACCGACCACCTCCCGACCGAGAGGGTCCGTTATTCAATCGGCGTTGACCTGGCGTACAGTGTCAAAACTCAATCGGACTACTCAGCCGCGGTAGTACTGGCAACCGACCACCGCGGCATCCACCACGTCGTGGACGTGGCGCACAGGCAATGCTCTGCCCCCGACTTCGCCGCCGAGCTTGCGGAGATTCAAGCCCGCTACGGCGGCGCACCGGCCAACTGGTACGCGCCGGGGCCGGAGGTCGGTGTGGCAGACCTGATGCGCGCCTACGGTGCTCGCGTCAGGGCGACCAGGCCAACCGGCGACAAGTTCCAGCGCGCCCTCCCCGTTGCGGCAGCATGGTCGGAGGGACAGATCCTGGTCCCCCGACGCGCGTCATGGCTAAATGGGTTCCTCGATGAGGTCACGGCCTTTTCTGGTCAGGGAGACCGCTACGACGATCAGGTGGACGCGCTCGCCGCTGCGTATGACGCCGCGATCTCCGGCGGAGGTGTGTTGACGGCCACCCGGAGCGACGTGGCGGGGTGGGCGTGAGTCTCGTCACGCTACCCCGTTGATCACTGGCGGGCGAGGACGTACAGTCTTGTGACCGACGGAGGAACGATGACAATGACGATGAAGACTGAAGATGCGATTCACGAGGCCGAGTCGGCCTCCGACCAGAACCCTGACACCGCCGACACACTGCGATCGATGTGCGCCTGTGAGGAGGCGATTCTCTGGGTCGAGTCGGCCTCCGACCAGGGTCCCGACGCACTCTGGGACGCCTGTCCTCGCGGAGACTGGCTCCTGTGGTATGCGTGGCATGCGGATGTGGATGGGTATGCGGATGTGGATCAGCGGACACTGGTCATCGCCGCCTACGTATGCGTCCGCCTCGCGCTCCGGTATGTGCCCGGCGGAGAGGACGATTTGCTCCGCGCAATCGAGACCGCCGAGGCGTGGGCGCGCGGGGAGGCGACGATCGAGCCAGTTATCACCGCCGCTCGCGCCGCCGCTGGCGACGCCGCCGAGGAAATGGATCGCCTCTGTGCCGACGCGGTGCGTGAGATCATCCCGGAGGTGCCGACGTGAGCGAATCCCACTCCCACTGTGCTCCGACCCTGCTCCCAGTATCCTCCGGCTGCGCCCCGGCCGACACACTGCGATCAATGGGCGCCTGTGAGGAGGCGATCCGCTGGGTCGAGTCGTCCCCAGATCAGAGTCCCGAAGCCCTCTGGCGCACCTGTCATCGCGGGGATTGGATGCTCTGGTATGCGGGGCGTGCGGGTGTGGATCGGCGGACACTCGTGCGGGCTGCCTGTGCTTGTGCTCGCCTCACACTCGGATACGTGCGCGACGGCGAGGATCGTCCTCTGCGAGCAATCGAGATTGCGGAGGCGTGGGCGCGCGGGGAAGCGACGCGAGATCAGGTGAGCACCGCTGCCCGCGCCGCCTTCCTTGCCGCGGCCTACGCCGCCCGCGCCGCCGACGCTGCCTCCGTCGTCGCCGCTGCCTTCGCCGCCGCCTACGCCGCCGAAGCCGCCTACTACGACTACGCCGCCGACGCTGCCTCCGCCGCCGCCGACGCCCCCTACTCCGCCGACGTCCGCGCCGACATACGACGCCGATGCGCCGACGCGGTGCGAGAGGTCCTCCCGGAGGTGCCACTGTGAGCGCCGCCCGAACGCGCTATGAGAGGCTCGCCGACCTGGTGGCCGCTCACGAGCCATGGCGTAGGCATGTGGTGGCGGGGGGGCCGCTGCATGGAGAGGCGTGGCGCCAGCTGGACGACGCGCATCTGGACGCATTCGGCGCGGCGGTTTCGTGCGGCTGCTCACAGTACGCGATTGCCATCGCGATGGATGCCGTCGGGAGCGACGCTTGAGGGTGGTCGGTCTAGACTTGTCCCTCCGGTCGACTGGCTGGGCGTTGTTCGAGAACCACCGACGCGAAACCGGTGTGATTGTGTCCTCGATTACCGAGGATCCTGCCCGGATGGTCGAGATTTGCGACCGGGTTTTGGATCGGGTGCTCACGCCTCAGCGCCCTGTGTCGGCTAGCACGATTGTGATGGTCGAGGGTTTTGCGTTTGGGTCTAGGGGCCGCGCGGCGGTATCGCTTGGCGGCCTGGGTTGGCTGGTTCGGGCCAACTTGTACCGGCGAGGCATCGCCTACATGGACGTCCCTCCCGCGGTGTTGAAAAAGTATGTGACCGGAAAAGGGAACGCCAAAAAGGACGTGATGATGCGCGATGTGTATCGCCGGTGGGGGTTCGAGGCGCCCACGACGGATGAGGCGGATGCGTTTGCGCTAGCCATGCTGGGGCAAACTGTCCTTGATGCAGGGTCTGGTAGGCTGACCAAAGCCGACCAGGCGATTGTGGCGTCTTTAGGGGAGTGTCCGCTAATGATCGAAAGGAAAAACCGATGACAAGAGTAGGGAAAGCCAACCGCCGACTGCTCGCCCTGGCCACCTTCTTTTTGCCGGCGTGCTACTTGTCTACGGGGTCGCCGGAGGACCGGCCCGGCATGCCCCCGGTCGTGTGGATGTCAGGGCGCCCTGGGCCCGCCCCGTCGCCCCGACCGGTCTGCGTCGAGGTGGACCCCTCGTCCCTCCTGTGGGCGCGCGCGGTCTGCCCGCCGGGATATCGGGAGGTGTGCGAGGCAGGGACGCCGACTTGCTTCGGCCTGGGCGAGCGGTCACCGGCCTGTCGGCTTGCCGGCGCGTCTATCACCTTCGCCGGGCAGGGGCCGACTTGCGCGCCCGCCCGGTAAAAAACGTGCCGATGGGGGGTTGCCGATCATCAGCGCACCCGGCGAGGGTCATTAGACACGTGGCGATGGTCAGTAGGGTTTTCATGGTGCTTGCTCTCCTATGTGTTAGACCTGATGTGCTCTCTTGAGCACAGGGTAAAGGTACGGGTTGCCGTCCGTACTTGTATTGGTGAAGGGAAAAGCGCATGGATGAACAGAAAGATAGTCGCACTGACAACAACACCCCCGACCTGGACCTGTCTCCGGGTGACCAGGCCGCGCTACGCGCGCTCCGAGTGCTCGAGGCGTGGGCGGAGGCGCGACGCCGGGTCGTGGAGCTCGGCGGCGCCAAGCGCCTGCGCACGTGGCCATGAGCGAGCCCGTCGGCCACGGTCGACTGCGAGACCGACTGGCGCAGGCCGAGGCCGAGCGTGACGAAGCGCTCCGCCGTGAGGTGGGTCTGATGTCCGAGGTGTCGGCTCTACGGGCGGACGTTGCCGAGCTGCGCCGGCGGATTGCCGAGCTAATCAAGGGTACCAATCAGTGAGCGAACACACCGATGAGACGACGGCCAATGCTGAGCGCGCGCTGCGGGCCGAGTATTCTCGGCTGGTGAGCCGGCTACAGTCACAGGGGGACCGGATGGACCCCTGGATGCTCGCCTACACACGAGTGCGCATGCTGGTGCTCCGGCAGGAGTTGGCGTCCAGCGACCACGAGTGAAAAAAAACGAGAGAGGGGGGGGGTAGCCGCCGCGGCTGCACGGCCGTATGTTATATGTGACGGCAGACGCCGGGACGGAAAACCGAGACAAAACGACGAGCAGGTGAACGTGGATTACGCAACTTCGGAAAAACTCCTCTGCTGGCTCTCCGGCGAGTCTGGCATGGACGAGCACGCCACCCGCGCGGCCGACTTCGCCGTGGATCTGGGGGAGGTACGCTCGACGTCGGAGCTCGATGCGGCCACCTTCCGCCGGGTGGCCAAGAGGCTGGGCCGCCACGGGGTGGCAGGGGCGGACAAGCTCCAGGCGGCCGGCGAGCTTGTCGCCGACGTACATCGGCACCTGCGGGCGGCGCAGGCCGCGGCAAAGAAGGCGGCGCGACTCGCTGCCGAGGGCGAGCGCGAAGCCGAGCGCTACCTCGAGTCGGTGGAGTGACGTGAGCCGCTCAGGCCGAGCTAGTCCAAGCTAGGCTCCCCAAGGAAGGCTAAACGCTTGATCAGCGGGTTAGCCCACTTGGGTGAGCCAGGGCCTGGGGTGGCACAGCGTGGCACACCCACTTAGACTAGACTAAGTCTAAGCTAAGCTTAGACTT